ATAAAAAACAAAGCTGGTAGTGGAGAGATAAAAAACCTAACTGATCTTTGTTATGCAGTTCTTGAGCCTGTACGAGCAAAGTTTGAAAAACCAGTTTTTATTACATCAGGTTATCGTAGTGAACAATTATGTGAGGCAATAGGTAGTAAAAAAACTAGTCAGCACACTCGTGGCGAGGCAGTAGATTTTGAAATAATGGGAATTTCTAATCTGCAATTAGCACTTTGGATTCAAAACAATTGCGACTTTGATCAGTTAATTCTTGAATTTTGGAAAGAAGATGAAGGAGCAAACAGTGGATGGGTACATTGTAGTTACAAAGAGGGCAGTAATAGAAAACAGGTATTGACGTTTAATGGAAAAGAATTTAAAAATGGATTACCAGAGGCTAAATGGTTTGCTGGTAAATTTGCAAATTAATAGGAGGAAATATGCCATATCATACAGGACATGGAAAGAAAAAAAAGAAAAAGGCTAAAAAGCCAAAGATGGGTAAAAGAAAAAGATAATGGTTAAAGTAGCATCTATAAAAAACATTATCAAAGGACTAAAGCCTAGACAAAAAAAAACTATGCGTAGTCATGCTAAACACCATACACTTAAACACATGAGAAGTATGGCTAGAGCATTAAAGAAAGGTGCTACTTTTACATCTGCTCATAACAAAGCTATGAGGTCAGTAGGTAAATGAGTGGATATACAACAACAACTACTTTATCTGTTTTAATGGATAAAAGACCAATGAGGAAAAGAAGAAGAAATGTCAAGAAAAAGAAAAAAAAGAAGAGTTCCAAAAGATAAACGAACAGGACTACCTAAAAAATATCTAACAGGACTTAAAGGTGCAAAACGAAGTTCACGAGCAAGTTTATTAAAAACTATGTCCTCATTGTATAGGTCAGGTGCTACAATTCCAAGATCAATGTTTAGAGCGAGGGTTAAATAATGGCAAAAAGACGACCACTATCTGCAAGAGTAATTGCAACATTAAGAAACAAAGCCAAGAATAGAAAATCTGTAACTCTTGGTATGTTAAAAAAAGTTTACCGTAGAGGACAAGGTGCATACCTTTCATCAGGCTCTAGACCTAGAACATCTATGGCAGCATGGTCTATGGGGAGAGTCAATAGTTTCTTGAGAGGTAGTCGTAAACATGATACTGATCTTAGAAGAAAAAGAAGAAAACGATAATGAAAACCAGTAAAGAAAAATTTGTAGAATTAGATGGTAAAATAAAATTAGTAAATCAAAAATTAGATTTAGTAATTAAAAACCATTTACATCACATGAAAAAAGACATAGATCGTATTTTATATGGTCTTGGTGCAGTTGGTATTCTAGTCCTAGGTCAATTACTTTACATTTTATCGAATTAATTGTACAAGTAATACTTGTATGGGTTATAAAAAAATCTTAATCATAAGTGATATGCATTTGCCATATCAACATAAAGATAGCATTAGTTTTTTAAAAGAAATTAAAAAAGAATTTAAACCTGACTATGTAGTAAACATAGGCGATCTACTAGATTTTCACGCAATCAATATGCATACGCATGATCCAGATTTATATTCTGCTGGACACGAACTAGATAAATCCAAAGAATACATAAAACAATTAGAAGATATATATCCAGAGGTAACAGAAGTTGACTCAAATCATAGTAGTCTAGTTTATAGACGAGCATTAAAATATGGTATGTCAAAAGCTTTTTTAAAACCTTATGGGGAATTTCTCGGAACTAAAAAATGGAAATGGGTAGATGATCTAACTCTCACAATGTCTAATGGACAAAGATGTTTCTTTACGCATGGTCGTTCAGCAGATATTTTAAAAGTATCGCAGACGATGGGAATGTCGGCAGTGCAGGGTCATTATCACACGAAGTTTTTAATTAGCTACTGGGCAAACCCTGATAACTTGTTTTTTGCTATGAATGTAGGTTGTTTAATTAATCAAAAGTCTATGGCTTTCAACTATGCCAAGAATTTTAAGACTAGGTTTATTTTGGGTTGTGGTATTATCTTAAATGGTGTACCAAGACTATTACCAATGGTTTTAAACGATAAAGGCGATTGGATTAAAAAACTAGTATGAGCAAGTCTAACAAGCTAAAAAATACCCTTTTAAAGAGCCACAGAGCCTCTCAGAACGATGATTCTGCCTTTTCCGAGCAAGTGGGTGGGGATTGGTACAAAAAGCTTAAAATCCAGCCTTTAGACTATGCAATGGATAATAACCTTAATGCTTGTCAAACAAAAGTAGTTAAATACATATCAAGATATAATTTGAAACATAAAACAATCAAAGAGCAAATAAAAGATTTAGATAAAGCAAAGCATGTAATTGATATGCTTATAGAAAAAATACAGGAGAAATAATTATGTGGTTGAATTTATTAAGTTTAGGTGTAAAGACAGGAGCAAAGATATACCAAAACAAACAACGAACAAAACAGTTAATGTCAGATGCTCAAATGCACCATGCAGAGCAAATGGCGAAAGGCGAAATTGAATATAAAGCGAAAGTTATTGAGAGTAATGATAATGGTTGGAAAGACGAATTTGTCCTTGTTCTCGTATCTCTTCCTATTTTGTTATTGGGTTGGTCTGTGTTCTCTGACGATCCTACGATTCGTGATCGAATAGATTTATTTTTTGAGTATTTTAAAAACTTACCTTATTGGTATCAAGCTATTTTTATTGGAGTAGTCAGTGCAATCTATGGTCTTAAAGGTGCTGACATAATGCGTAAGAAGTAGTAGTATGCCCACATGGGCATTGATGCAGTTATTACAGATTTAGAATTACAATTAGAATCAAGGTATAGTCCTTATGGACATTTTATTGCTTTGAGGTTTATTGATACATATCCTACATTTCCAAAAATAAATAATACAATAAATGAAATTACAAAATATGACGATGTTAGAGTAGTTGATTTTAATTATACTTATGAAGTTATTAGGGAAAATACTGACATTAAAGGATTTGATGTAGTTAAGCATTAGATATGTGGGGATTGCTCCCCACACATACTATTAATTTGTTCTAGTTAATTTGTCTATTGCTAGTTGATTAATAGATTGTTGCTTTAGGTTTTCACAATGACTCCAGCCATTTTTAGCTAGAGATTTCCAATACAAGTGTAAAGCCTTAGACTTTCTATGTTTTTCTTTAACTTCTATGTATCTTTTATCAGTAGTAGCTTGTGCTTTAGCCTCTGCCATAGATACATTGTTGTTAGATTTTTTTTCAAGAGAAACAAAATCAAAAACTTCATTGACTTGATCTTTGGATTCATCAAATACAATTTCTGCAGTATCTCTTGATCGATCTAAAAAGTTTAAGAAACGACTTATAGCCTCAGGGTCAAATACCTTTGGCTTGTTTTGGTTAAACTCGTCCAAAGACCAAGCCATAGGCACTTTCCATTCTACTTTACTACTCATTTCCTAATTGTTGCTCGTACTCATCAGGATTAAAATCAGTAGCACTACCCTGACTCCACTCTTGTTCAGATTGTGGCAACTGATCGTCCATATCATTACGAGGTTTAGGTTTATTAAATTGTGGGTTTTGTTTCGTTTTGTCGTAGTATGGAAACAACTTCCACCCTTTAGTTCTGGTATCAAAAAAACCTTTCAAAACTAGGTTTTGGTTATTTAAGATAACCTCTAAAATGACACCATCTTTTTTGGTCTTTTTCATTTCAACAGTTCCACCATTGCTACTATTATTGTTATTGTAGCTTTTCTTTTGGTAGTTACCATTGTTGTTGTACTGTGGTTTATATCCCATCAGATTCTCCTATTGTTAGTATTCAATACTTTCCATTTGTTCCATTAGATATTTTGCTCCAACGAAAGCATTAAATAGTTTTTTATTAAGAGGAATTTCTTTTATCTCAACCTCTATTTCTTTTTTTGGCAATCTAACCACAAAAGCTTTAGAAATTTTTTGATTTGTTTCTTCCTCATACGCAAATCTATAAGCATTTAACTGCAAAAAATAGTCAAATGTTATATGATTACTTGTTTTAATATCAATCAAAACAAGATTACCTTTCTTGTCTTTTACAACAAGATCAAGAGTACCAGCATAGTTATATTTCTTGCAATAGATTTTCTTTTCTATTTCTACAACTTCATACCCTTGTTTATTCCACCAATCTAAAAAAAGATTCCAGCAATTTACTACTGCTTTATCAGATTGTTCAGGAATATTTTTACCTTTTAGATAGTCCTCTATTAGACCATGAACAACACTACCTACTAATGCACCCTCATCTTTAAAAGTATCAGGTTTCTTTTTAGCAGTAGCGAATATTCGTTCTAATATTGCTCTATCTAATTGTTCGCCATTATCTAACTTTTCATTAATTAATCTTTTAACCTCGTTTAAAGGTGTAGCGACTAACCAATTAATTAGTTGTGGCTTAGGTACTCCTCTGCTACAAATTCCTGTAACAGACTCTACCTTTTTATCGTTAACATAGTACATATGCTTATCATCGTTATAGCTTAAGACTATGTTATTTGCTAATGGATATTTCTTCCACATAGTTACCTCTCTGTTAATTTAAATAAGTCATTTACATCAACATCGTAATAGTTAGTCAATGCATACAACTTACCGAAATGAAAAGTACCTTGTTCAAATTTATACAAACTATGAACATCACTAAACATTTCTTTATTGTCTTGCACAACTGCCTCTGCAGTTATGTTTTTCTCAAGTCTAGTTAATTTAAACTTAAGACCAATCGCACTATTTAATAACTTGTTTCTTTCAGAAGATTTTAACTTTACACTTCTTAATTTAGATGCAAGTCCATTTAATAATAGATTGGTTTTTTCTCTTTTATCCATACTTACCTTTCTAGTTTAAAACCGAGTGTCCTCGATTATTTAAACATTTCCTTACTAAAGATTCATATTTTGTATCCATTGTAGGACTCATTGACCAATAAAAAATATTACCAATAAAGCTAGTATTATTTTTAGCAATAATTTTACAATGTTGTAAATCATTAGTTATCTCAACTGCTTTTGTATCGTTAAAAGTACCACTACGACCAGCAGTGTCGATTACTGGGTTATATGCACAATTAGTCAGGCACAAGCCCAGCACGAACAAGTATATTATTTTTTTCATGTTTCCTTTCTAGTTTATACTCTTTCTTGTTTTTTGCTTTTGAGTTAATTACTGCACAATATTCATCAATTAAATAATCATGAGTAAATTTTTTATTAGATATAGTTCTATCCATTGCTTTTATTCTTTTGTCTTGCCATGAATCTTCAAAATTTACCATAGCAAACTACCTAAAATAAAACCAAGAACAAAACATATCCATTCTCTACGATAGTAAAGTTCTAATGCTTTCCAATCGCTTTTACTTTTACCAAATATAAGCATAGTTACCTTTCTTGCTGGGGTTGTTACACCCCAGCACATTGTTGATTTATACTCTAGCTACCATTGGGTTATGTGCAAAAACAATCAGACCACCTAGTTCTTGAAAGAATCTAGCCCTTTGATCTGACTTTTCTTCATCATTACCCAAGTTAGTTATTGCGTTAGCAAGATCATACTTTGTTGTTGTAAAAGTATCGCCAACATAGTGATTCAATCTCTCAAAGATTTGTGCTCTTTCAGATTCTGTAACACCTTGTTTCTTTACTAACTCTACAATTTGATGCGAGTTAATAGTTTGTTTAGTAGAGTCCTTTAACTTCTGAAAACTCTCTTTCCAAACTTCGTTATCGTTAACAAGATCAATTTGTTTCTGCATTTTATCAATAATAGTAATGTATTGATCATCTTGACTTGGATCAATAATGATTTTACCAACATGCTTTGAATAAAATCTATTCAAATATCTTGGTGCAACCATACCATTTGTACAAACTAATCTGTAAATAAATGGTTGAATCATTAAACTACCACTACCGATTTCACTGTTAGTAATTGTAACACCACTTTGAACGACATCACCCTTACTAACCTCACCCTCAACTTTAGGATTTACAGCAGTAACATTAAGTGTATCTCTATCGTAATTGACATACTTAATATCTAAACCTAAATCCATAAGTTTGTTAAGTGAGTGCGTTACCACAACATCGTTATCAATTCTTTTATAACGATTTGAACAAACAGCACGAGCAGTATTAGAAAGAAATTCATCTGAATCCCTTTCTATTGTTCTAACCATCAACTCTTTACTTTTAGTATTCTTAATCCAAAAGTTTAAGTTGTGTGCTACAAGTTCTTGAGAAACTGGTAAACATTTTCTTAAATACTGCGTACCGATTTCTAACTTACCACATAACTGATTCATAGAATGATCAGTTAAAGAGTACTGATCTGGTGCATCAGTAAACTCTAAATTTGGATAAGTGTTGTTGCTTGTTGTTACTTCTAGTGCATTCAAAGTTACGATGTAATCTTTTTTATATTTTACATCTTTGTTAATTTGTTGCACTACTTGTCTTATATCATGACCTTTTTTCATGATTTCCTCCTAGTTAAAATTAATGCGACTGGCATCATCAGTAGTTATCCATCACGATAACTAGACAAATTGTATTTGTTTCGCCATTACTTGACTACATCGTAGGAATTACCCAGCACTCTGTGTGGACTTCAGTTGATTAAAGAACTTTTCTTGCTATTGCCAGAATGGGTGTGGACGCCATTTTTATCGAACAAGAACTCTAGGACAAAACTTAGAATTATCGCCAACTGCTCTGAAATCGAATTTTATATGTTTAACGACGAGTTCCGATTTATACGTAGTCAATAGTACTATCGCAAATTTGATAAAAAAAGCAAAAACTTATTTTAACACAAAAAAGCCTGTATTTTGCCAAAAACACACAATAGGCTAAATTATTACAACCTGATTATGCACAAGTTATTTTATAGTGGAATCAAATGTTAAAATCGGATAAAAAAAAAGGTAGAGCATTAAAACTCGAATCAAATCATTTTTCTGCTCCCTTTCTAGTTAATGGTGGTGGGTTTCCGATTTCCCACCACTTAACAATCAAACAAACACAGGAGCAATTATGCTAAACGAAGATGTTAGGCAGTTTAATTTATCTGTCGGTAAAAAAATAAAAACTAGAAGATTAGAGTTAAAGAAAACTCAATCTTGGTTAGCAAAAAAAATAGGTGTTACGTTTCAACAAGTACAAAAGTATGAAAAGGGTAGTAACGGTACTAACCTTTTTAACTTAAAACAAATTGCAGATGCTTTAAAAGTTTCTGTGCTTTATTTTTTTGTTGAAGAAAAGCCATTGTTATTAACTAAAGAAATGGAGATTACAAATGATCAAAGTGCGAGTCGATAAAGTATGGCTAGGTAAAGTAAGTGTAAGAGATTACATTTATAAAAAAGCATTAAGAAAAAAAGAATCATTAGGTATTGAACATGGAAATGAATATATGTGGATTCCTTATGATAAATTAAAATCTGCAAAAAGCTATACTGATCAAAATTTTACTAGCAAATTTAATGGTAAAAAATATAGACTTGTAGATTTTGAATGGAAACCTTTTAAACCAGAAGATACAACACAAGGAAAACTAGTATGATACATATAGATAAATACAAAATTTTTTCATATTCAAAGCCATACAAAAATGGTAAACAAAGTGGTATGCAAAAATTAGTTAAAACTGTAACTTCTGATGAATGCATAAGTGGTCAAGACTTTGTAAATCTTTTAAACAATTTAGATTACACTTGGCATAAATGGGAAGGAAAAGAAATAACTGTCGAAGTAACATTTAAGGATACCAATGGCTGATGATTTTTTAGACATACCCAAAGACGATGAAACTCAACAACCAACTCCTGAAGAACATTATTTTTCTCGATCTAAAAACCAATGGCTTATGGTTTC